GAAGATTTAACTTATAATAACTTAAACCAATATATAAAATATAGAGGCGATAAATACATAGTATCAAACCAACCATACGAAGTTAACTTTGATAATATGTATATTGAAATAGTAGCTACTAAGGTAGAGTTAAAATCAGTTACTACATTAACACCTATATAATGGCGTTAAAAGGTCTTAAAAATGTATTATCTGATTTAAAAAAGTTTGGCAAAGAAGCTGAAATAGAAATACACGAAATAACAGCAGACAATGCTACATTAATAGCAGTTGATGCAATTCAGAAAGCTCCAGTAGATTTAGGTAAATTAAGGCAAGGAATAAAAGCAATTGAGTTGGGTAAGGCTGATTTTAAAATAATGGCAAACGCTACGGGTTTAGCGCCTTATTCTGCTTACATAGAATTTGGAACAGGTAGAGCGGTGCAAGTGCCAACTGAATTAAAAGAAATAGCAATATTGTTTAAAGGTAAAGGAGTAAAGGAAATTAACCTACAACCTCAGCCATATTTATACCCCGCATTTGTAAAAGGGCGTAAAAAGTATTTACAAGATTTAAAAGATTTACTAGAACATTTAACAAATAAATATAAATGAATAAAGCACTACCAGACAAATGGGTTAGAAAAGCCGTTTATGCTGTTTTAAACAATATTGTAGTAGATACTTTTACTATACCATGTTACGACAGTAGAGTTAGCGGAAGTGTTATACCAGCGCATTTTATATTGATGACTACGCAAACAAACCAAGTACAAAAGGCTAATAAATGTGAGTTTTCTTATGAATCATCTATATTAATTGATGTTATAACCTCTTATCAATCTAATGGCAATACTGGGGATAGACTATTAGCGGACAATATTATGGACAGCGTGAGAAACTTAACTAACAACTTAGTTTTAGACGTTAGTAGCGGTTTGACAGTTATAAATCAAACGCAAGACTTTCCTAACGATATTGTAACCATAACACAAAACGAAAATATATTCAGAAAGTTAATGAGATTAGAATTAACTATAAATTAAAACTATTAAAATAAACATTGTAATAAATAATATCTATATTTGTAGTAATTAATTAATTAAATTAAATAAAATGAGTGTAAAAATAAAAGGAGATGTTTTAATCTTATCAATTTGGAACGGAGCAGATGCATACGAGCCTTTGGGGTGTTTAACATCTAACGATTTAAGTATTTCAACGAATGTAATTGAAAGCCAAGACAAATGTTCTCCTGGCATCATTCAAAGAGTTGCAGGTTCTACGAGTTCAGAGGTTTCTTTTGAATGTGAGTACATTTTAGATGAAGCAGGTAAAACAAATTATACCTATTTGTTTAATAAAATCAATTCTATTAACGGAACTAATCAAGACTGGAAAATCTCAACAGGGCAAACTACGCCTGTAAGTTGGTACGGTAACGCTGTTTTATCTGATTTAAGTTTATCAGCTCCAAGTGGTGGCGAATTTGCTACATGGTCAGGGACTTTACAGAATAGCGGTTTAATCGTTTTAGTTGATCCAAACGCATAATATGAATAAAGTAGAATTAAATTTTAATAATACTAAAATAGGTTTTCATTTCGGCTTAGGTTTTCTAGGTGAATTGTTAGAGAATTTAGACTGCTCTATTGAGGATTTGCAAGAAAATATTCGCAAAAATCCATTTAAAGTTATACCAGTCTTAATGCATACTTCTTATTCTTATAATTTAAAAAGGAGCGGAAAAGATGTTTTATTAAATTCTTACGATTTTATAGATTTAATTGATAGTGCTGGGGGTGTAAGCTCTGAAAGTGTATCGTTGTTTTTAAATGCGTTTACAGATAGTATGACAAAAGATGTTCCCGTTGCAAAAAATAAAATACCTACAAAAAAAAAGATATTACCCAAAAGGTAGATTGGTCTAGTGATGTTATTTCTTTTTGTCTGGGAGAGTTACGAACTCCGTCTTTGTCTTATACTTATGATATGACATGGGCGGAGTTTTTAATTAGGGAACACGCTTATCATAGGATTGAAAAAAATAATTGGTATAAAGTTAGGGAGATTGCTTACTCATCTTTAATAGGTTCGCATTCAGACCCTAAGAAGTTACCAAAATCAAAGAATGATTTTATCCCTTTAGACGATAGTAATAATAATAGTTTAAATGAAAATCAGATAGCGGTTTATAAACAAGTATTAGAAGAATATAATAACAGGAAATAATGGTAGAATTAAGCGTAGAGCTAAAAGCAAAAGTAGACCAATTACTAGCAGGATTAGGTAAAGTAAAAGACGCTTTGATAAAAGTGGGTGATTACGCTTTAAAAATGTCTGAAAAGTTAAAAAAAGTAGGCGAGAAAATGTCAAAAATAGGTAAATCTATGTCCACCTATTTAACATTGCCTTTGTTAGCTTTAGGGGGCGCATCTATTAAAATGGCTTCGGATTTTGAGGAGAGTTTGAATAAAGTTGATGTAGCTTTTAAAAGTTCTTCGCAACAAGTTAGAGATTTTGCTAAAACAACTTTAGAAAGTTTTGGTATTGCAGAGGGTACTTCTTTAGATATGGCAGCTTTATTTGGTGATATGGCTACATCTATGGGTTTACCAGTTGATAAAGCCGCTAATTTATCCACTTCTTTAGTAGGTTTAGCGGGTGATTTATCTTCTTTTAAAAACGTTGGAATTAAAGAGGTTACAACTGCTTTAAATGGTGTTTTTACAGGTGAAACTGAATCTTTAAAAATGCTTGGTATTGTAATGACGGAAGCTAATTTAAAGCAATTTGCTTTAAGTAAAGGAATGTCTGACAATATTCAAGTAATGACCCAAGCCGAAAAGGTGCAATTAAGATATGCTTATATATTAGAGAATACTAAAAATGCACAAGGAGATTTTACTAGGACTAGCGATGGTTCAGCTAACCAAATGCGTATATTTTCAGAATCAATTAAAGAGTTAACAGTAGCTTTTGGTGAGATATTGCTACCTTATTTTACAAAGGCTATAACCTATGTAAATGGGTTAGTGAAAGCGTTTGTAGCATTAAGCCCTACAAGTAAAAAGATTATAATTATAATAACTGCTTTAGTTGCGGTATTAGGTCCTTTGTTAATTGGTTTAGGGTTTTTATCAACTACGATAATACCAGCTCTTATAACTGGATTTGGAATATTGTTAGGTCCAATAGGATTAATAATTGCTGCGGTTGTTGCTTTAGGGGTTATTGTTTACAAAAACTTTGATGCAATAATAGCTAAAATTGCGGACTTTTATAATTCGTTTGTTGATGTTTATAATCAGAGTGTTTTACTTAGAGGGGCGATTGCTTATATAGTTTTAGGGTTTAAAAATATGTGGGTAACAGCTAAATTTGCTGCACAGGCAATATGGGCATATTTAAAAATGGCAGGAAGTAATATTATAGGTTTGTTTAAAAATGTAGGTAAAGTTATAGCAGGTGCGCTTACCCTAGATTTAGACATGTTAAAAGAAGGTATACTAGGAGTAAAAGATACTATTAACAATTCTTTTAATGGACTAACTAAAGAGGTTTCTAAATTAGCAAAAGATGCTGGAGGTGAAATAGCAGATAATTTTAACCAAGCAATAGATTCCACTGTTAATGGACACTTAGAACATAAGACAGCAGAAGATTTAAAGAAAGGATTATCCTCTTTAGGAGATTCTTTAAAAGATACAGCTAAGGAGGCTGGGGAAAGTGTAGGTTTATCCTTTAGCGAAGGCGTTAGTACAGGCACTGGGAATGGTGGTAGAAAAAAAGCAACAGCCTTATCACTTCCTAATGCAGTTGGTTTAGCTAATGTTCAAAGTGAATCTACACCAACAATAATGCCTGACCTTAATACGTCTAAATTTGATGAAAACGCTGCTCTTTTAAAGTTAAAATTACTACAATTAAATGAAGATGCAAATAATATTATAAGTGGGTCAATTGCAAGTACTTTTAGTAATCTAGGGTCAGCAATTGGGAACGCTATTTCGAGCGGTGGAAATGTATTATCAGCAGTAGGAGCTACTATATTACAAGGTTTGGGAA